ACTAGGACAAACCCTAATATCTACATTTCTACAGAATTAGGCTAGAATCAAAGATCTACAAAAGGAGAATATATGGATATTGTTGTAAAAACACAACACTTTGATAAATTGCTAGAAGTATTTGGCAGCTACAAAGATATAGCAGACAAGCTCGGCATGAAGTATGTAACTGTCTATGCCTGGTCAATGCGTAACAGCATCCCACAAAAGCACCACAAAGCCATTATTGAGGCTTCTGAGGGTAAGATTACAGCACAAGATCTTGGCTAGTCTTAATCAGCGCACCATTGCGCTAATGACCGAAAGAGGCTACCAATGCGATGTCGTGGAATCGTACAACGCTTTTACCAAACGAAAAAAAGATTTGTTTGGCATATTCGACATATTGGCTATTGGAAACGGAGAGACTGTAGCCATCCAACTTACTTCCAAAAGCAATATGTCTACTCGGATAAAAAAAATAAGCGAATCGCCTATGTTGCCAGAAGTTTTAAGGTCAAACTGGCGTGTCTTGGTTTTCGGTTGGTACAAAAAAGAAAATGGGAGGTATGATTACAAAGAGTTTGAGTTCTAACCTCTCCCATAGATGGGAGTGGTAAAAAACAATAATTAGCAATTTAGCAGCTTTTTAAGAGCTTAATAGGCTTAATATCTACTTAATAGAGGATTTTTGTTATTTTTTGATTTATAATTTAGTCAGCAGAGTGGAATCTGTCAGTATTTGGCTTGGGATAGACCCTATAGGGTAGCTTTGAGTGTTTAGTAAATGATCCTAAGCCCATTTATTAAACAATTCCATCTTAGAGCTACCTTATGGGGTTTTTCTATTTCTGCTCGCACTCCAAGCGAAATTAAGTGCTTATATCGGCAGCGTGGAAGAAAAGATAGGCTCACTACTAGGATGGCAAGCCTCGCAGACTTAAATGGGTACTGCACAAATTTGTAGATCAAGGGTGATATATAAGTCTACAAATGATTGAACATTATCTTAGGAAGGATTAGTCTGGTAACAGATGGATCAGGTTGATAAGGCATATCACCTAAAGGAGAGTATTGTCTAAAAGTTACTTATTAGGGAAAATACTTAACACTTATTTGTAGAACTCGTATAAGATTATTAAAGTTACAAGGGGAGAAAAATGAAAGTAATAAAATCAGAGTTCTGGCATATCTTACAAAAACATATAGCGTTGAGAAACAAATGAGTGCTTGGTTAATTATCGTTACCGGCTTGATCTATGCCTATATTGGGTGCGAACAAGCCCTAAAAGGGAATATGCCTATGGCAGTTGTATATACAGGGTATGCGTTTAGTAATGTGGGTCTCTACATCTTGGCGAGTAAATAATGCATTGGAATCATAGAGTGGTAGACTTTTCAGACGAGAACGATGGAGAACCTTGGGTCGAAGTGTGCGAGGTTTTTTACGATAAGAACCATGAGCCTTATATGTATACAGCAAGAGGTGTTGGTGTAATGGGAGAAAATAAAGAAGAAGTAAAAGAGACTTTGTATAGAATGTTAGATTGCTTAAATAAGCCAGTTCTTATGAAAGCAGACTTTAATCAAAACATAAAGGTGTGGATGGATGCTGATACAGATCAAACGGATTAGAGAAAACATAGATGGCTCTGCTAATGTAGAGGTAGTGTTTGATAGTCAGGGTCATAAGATGTTGTTGCAACATGGTTTAGAAAGTATGTTGGTGAAGGCAATAGAAAACATGAAAGGGAAAAGGGAAAATGAAATTCGAGAACTTTTGGTCGCAATATCCAAAAAAGGTCGGAAAGCTAACAGCAAAAAGATCGTGGGAAAAACTAAGTCTAGACAACCAACAAAAGGCACTAGAGGCAATAGTAGAGCATCGAAAATACTGGGCAGCAAAGGGAACTGATTGGGAGTTTATCCCTCATGCATCTACTTGGTTAAATCAAGAGAGGTTCGAGGATGAGCTTGTTATCGAGCAGAAAGAGAATAAAAGACCACCTTTACCTTGGTACGCAAGCGATGAACTTACTTTAGCCAAGGGCAGAGAGTTAGGATTAAACCCATATGCAGGAGAGTCTTTTGCTCAGTTTAGGGCTAGGCTGTCGGCTAAGATTGGGTCAGTAGGTGTAGGTGCATGAACTATCTATCTGTATGTTCTGGTATAGAAGCTGCAACAGTAGCTTGGCATCATATGGGGTGGAAGCCTGTAGGCTTTTCTGAAATAGAAAAATTCCCAAGTCAAGTGCTTGCACATCATTATCAGCAAGTAACAAACTTTGGCGATATGACAAAATATAAGGAGTGGAATATAAATGACTCAGTTGGACTTTTGGTCGGAGGAACTCCCTGCCAATCATTCTCTGTTGCAGGACTTAGGAAAGGACTTTCAGACCCTAGAGGAAACTTGGCACTTACCTATGTTGGAATACTTGACCACTTTAGACCCAAGTGGTTCGTTTGGGAAAATGTGCCAGGTGTCCTTAGTTCAGGTGAAGGAAGGGATTTTGCAGCCTTCCTCACAGCGTTGGGCATCATCGGGTATGGGTGGAGCTACAGGGTGCTTGATGCTCAATACTTCGGAGTTGCCCAAAGACGCAGACGAGTGTTTGTTGTCGGACATCTTGGAGACTGGAGACCTCCCGCAGAAGTATTATTTGAGTCCGAGAGCTTGCGAAGGGATACTCCGAAGGGCAGAAAAAAGGGGGAAACACCTACCTCCCATGTTGCAAATAGCGTTGGAACACTGTGTGCAAGAGATTACAAAGGATTGAGTTCTGATGATTTGCAAAGCGGTAAAGCAATTATTGAGGTTTACGAAAACCACCCATCAGATAGTAGAGTTAAACCAATGGGCGATATATGCCAAACAGTAACAAGTACATGGGGTTCTGGCGGTGGCAATATACCTTTCGTGCAAAATATTGCTTATGAATGGCATAACCAAGATAGCAGAATTAAACCAATTCAAGTTGCTGCTACATTAAATTGCAATGCTGGTGGCAGAGAAGGACATTTAGTGCAATCTATTGGTTTTACTCAATGCGATGCAGTAAGAGACGTTGGACAGAATATTAGCCCAACATTACGAGCAGAAATGGGAGACAATCAAGTATCAGTTGCGTGTATAGGCGGTCAACATCCTAATGCAGCCATTGGAGAAAACATTTCACCTACCCTTACAAACGCCATGGGAGCTGGTGGAGGTCATGTACCTATTATTGGCAATATGGCTGTCCGCAGACTGACACCAGTTGAGTGTGAGAGATTACAAGGCTTTCCTGATAACTACACAAACATTAGAGAAAAATGCCCTGATGGAGCAAGATACAAGGCTTTAGGTAACTCAATGGCTGTACCAGTAATGAGGTGGATAGGTGAACGAATTAACTCATATGAGACAATGCGGAGTCCGGCAGTTGTGCAAGTGGAGACAGGAATGGGGCTTGCAGAAGTTTAGGAAATATTTATCAGATAAAAATCTTGATACAAATTTACTATCAGACTTTCAAGACCAATGGTTAAAAGGTAACAAGGGAGAATGGGGAAAATGGATATAGATCCAACAAAAGCAGTAGAGTACATAATGAAGTATTCAGGAGATTTTGCTAAAGCCAAGGCAAATAGAATTTACTTGGAGAACTTCCTAAAGTCTAAGCGTAGTATTCTTATGTCTAAGTCATCTGCTAAGTCTGTCGCAGCAGCCGAGGTAGATGCGTATGCAGACCCAGAGTATATTGGCTTGCTAGAGGGCTTAAAAGAGGCTGTGGAGTGCGAGGAAAAGATCAAATGGATGTTGACCGCAGCACAACTAAAAGTCGAGATATGGCGCAGTCTAGAGGCTACTAACCGATCTGTAGATAATCATGCTCGATAGCAACTTTGTCTACATCTGGGCATTGATTGTGTTTCTTATTGTTTACATTTCTATAAAGATTGGTACAAAATAGTGGATTCTACAAACTACAATTTATACCTAAATAGGTATAAAGAGATGCTAAAGACAGCACACCATTTATCTCAGTTGCTAAAGAAAACTAGAGAAGAAAATGCTATGCTCAAAGCAGAATTAGATAAAAAAACAGGACTAGAAGGAAACCATTAATGATTGACTATGCAGAACTCGTATTAAGACTAAAGACACTAGAGAAGGAATACCACGACTCTATGCTAAAGAATGATGTAAAACAGGCTTTACTAGCATCGGAAGAATTGGTCGTAGTATCTAAACGAATACAAGCCTATACCAAAGCAGTAAATGTATAGAAACAAAAAACTGCTAGAAGTTGCTAGACTATTACCATGTCAACATTGTGGGATAGAAGATGGAACTGTCGTGGCTGCACATTCCAACCAGTTACGAGATGGCAAAGGTCGTGGACTTAAGTCATCCGATTTTCGCATTGCCAGCCTCTGTTTTCGCTGCCATGCGGAAGCCGATACATCTAGCACACTTACAAAAGTCGCAAGGATTGAGATGTGGGAACAAGCGCACCGAGCAACTATTGGTGAACTTTTTGAACGAGGACTTGTTGTAGTTAATTCAAAGCTCTAAGGGATCTAGCCCTAGCTCTTTTCCTACTCTGTGGCATCTAGCGCGAAACTCTTTGCCATGTTGCGTCCATTTATTACCCTTCCTACGATGAAAACTCATATGTATCATTTCATGTGCCATAGTCCGAATAACTGTATCTAGGAATCCGCACCTAGCAGTAGAAATGGTAATGATGTGTTCCCATTTCTCATCATCCTGATATAAGTAAGTTCCCATCACATCTGGATCTGCATCAACCACAAAACGAATCTGGGCTGCTAAAGGCATATTCCACTTATCAAAAGGCTCACACACCACAAGCATATTGTAGATATTCTTTAGGATAGTGGAGGTTAGTTTCATACCTTTAGAATCTCTCCTCGGAACTCCACCTCATCCTCTCCGCAGACTTGAATCATCTCCGGCATTAGCATACGACCTCGATCCCAAGAAAGCATTACTAGTCCAGAACGCCAGTCCTTTGGCGCGTCTTCAGTATAATCTGCAAATTGCATATTATTAGGCTCGGCTAGTGTACCTGTTTGTACCCCCCAAATCGTCTTAGAATAGCCTGTAATAGGCTGACAAGCTAAAACATGGGTATGCCCTGTAATAATGTTCGTTTGGGCTGCTACAGCGTTGTTATAGCCTGCGTATCGCCCACCTTTAAATCGATGCTTAATAACTGTGTCATCGTTTACCCAGAAACTCCAACAATTTTCCCATAAAGGAAAATGGTCTTTTAGCGAGAACCCTTGTACACCCTCGTAAGCAGAGGCTTGTGCAGCAAGCATAGTCTCAAATCTAGCATCGTGATTACCGAGACACCAAATAAGCCTACACCCTGCTGGTCTTATTTTTTCTATCTCTCCTAAGTAGAACTTGTTTGCTTCCAGTTCTTCTTGAACAGTAGGTTTCTTATCCCAACCAATACGAGGAAAACGACTAATAGAACCACCATCAAAGGAATCCCCATTATTAACAATAATGTTCGGCTTAAAGTATTCAATAAATTTAAGCAAAGCCTTATAAGCTGTAGTAGTATCATCAGGATAAAAATGGGCATCGCTAAAAACAATAATACGACCTTTATCAAGTGCTGTCCCCCTTCTAACTGAGATTGGTGCTTGCTCTATTCGGTTTTCGCTTTCTTCTTTTAACCTGGCTAATCGTTCTTCTTTTTGTTTTTTATTGTGTTCGTCTCTAAGATTGATTGAAGTTTCTAGTTTAATCCCTAGTCTTATTTCTACAGACCTTCTTCTATTCTGTACTGCTCTAGGGGTCATTTTAATTTCTTTAGCCATTAACATTGGACTAGGAAATTCTTGCCATTTATCTGCAAACTGTTGGTCTGTTAGGTAAAACCCAAACTGATTTTTCATATATTCTCTTTAAGATATTGAAATAATACAGAAATTTTGATTACAATTATATAGTTATTTAAATACAGGAATGTGAATGACACTAGATGACCGCTTACGAAACTGGGCTTGGTATGTTTCTGGATCAGTTATTCCACAGCCAGACTCTACTTGTCGATCATTTGAAAAGAACTATATTCCCGAATTAGGCAACCTATACGCACCAGAAGAACCGCACTACGAACCTGACAATCGAGATGGTGAAATAATAGAAGAAGCAATTAAGGGTTTACCCCAAGAACTCAGAAAAGTATTAAAAGCTCGTTATGTGAGCCATCCATATGCTAGTCAGAATCAACTAGCCCACCACCTAAGAAAATCAACAACCAGGCTAGAAACAGATTTAACCAATGCAAAAAAGCGACTCCAAGACGAACTCGACAAGAAAGCCAAAAGTAATCACTATGCGACTCTGCTCAAGGTGTCAGGAGAAAAAGACAACGGAGAATGGAATTTTCGAGATCTACAATCATGGGATTAATGAAAGATTCATCTGCCAGAAATGTGCCGATAGTAATAGCAACAAAAACGGCTAAATGCCTTCCTGTGCTGTTAGCAAGCATAGACCAGTATGTGCCACAAGATGTTACTGTTTTCGTCTCTGGTAGCGATCTAAGCCTTCCTAGGCATAGGACTATTAATATACGGAATGATGGTCATAATTTTGGGGATTCATATAACCAAGTAGTCCATTGTGCCTACTCTATGTTTGATGATGTTATTGTGGCAAACGATGACATAGTATTAACCCCTAGTTCTTATGAATTGTTGATGGCAGATGTAGAACTTTTGCCAGAGGATACAGGATGGGTATCGGCTAAGTCTGATTATGTTCGTGGATACCAAAACATCCGAGCCTTCAAAGAAAGAGAAGGCATACGATATGTAGAAGAAAGAAAAATAATTCCTACAGAAATTATTTCTCCTCTATTTGGTTATATTCACAAAGACAAGTGGGTAGACTACAAACCTATCAACTGGTTCTCGGATGACATCCAATGCCTAGAAATAAGGGCAAACGGATATAAAAACTATGTCAGTCGGTCTTATGTTCACCATGTCGGCAGCCAAACTATCGGAATGGATCATGGCAAGAACCACCGAGAGGCAGAGCAATGGATAAAAGCAAATATGCCGGAACTACATCAACAATGGTTTACTTCACAAAAGTAAAAAACACTTGTATAATTTTCTTGGGTAATTGCACCCAGAATTTAGTGATTCTTCTTCATAGCCCTAGCAATAGGGCTTTTTTTTGGGTGAAATATGGAAAAAAAAGGTATGTCAATAATGATTGGACTCCTTGGCAAAGAGCCTAAGATGGCTGAAAAGTCCGAGGGCGGTCTATTGGAATCGGATACCGAATCTTGCCCACTCTCTACAATGGATGCCGATATTAATAAAGGCAACATGAAAAAAGCAGTCCTAACAGCCGAATATGGTGATCGTAAGGATGGCGAAGGCAAGTGCAAAGCCTGTGAATACTACGAAACAGGCGAAGAAATGACTAAATGCGGTGTTCCCAAAGATATGGGTCATTGTGCTATATTTGATTTTGTCTGCAAAGGTGAACGAGGCTGTATGGCTTGGGAAGCTATGGGCGCAGAAGAAGAAGAATACGAGGAGGAAGAATGAAACAGGGTCTCTACAGCAATATCGCAGCAAAGAGAAAACGCATTGCCGAAGGATCAGGCGAGAAGATGCGTAAGCCAGGCACAGCAGGCGCACCAACAGCCAAGGCTTTTAAACAAGCAGCTAAAACTGCTAAACCTGTAAAGGGCAAAAAATGAAGATGACCAAGGCAGAAAAAAAGATTGGCAAGGTAATGGGCGAATACAAAGA